TTATTTATTCTTGAATTCATTACCATTAGCGTCATTAAGAGAAAGATATAAGACATTAGATTCTTCAAATGATTTAGATTATATTGCTTCTTGTTTTAAAAAGTTTGGTGCTATTCATAAAATGCCTTATGCTTGGATTCTTAAATTAGGTTCTGTTTGGTATAGATATAAAACATATAAAGAACAAGGTGTTGATATTATTGATTCCGCTTGGAAAAACTTTAACTACAAAGAAAACTTTGACCCTATTACAAGTGCCGAAACAAAGACATATGAGTTTACATTTGACGGTGTTAAACAAATAACTTTACAAGAACAAACTACCTCAAACATTAAAATTCAAACAGGATTTTTCCCTAAAGTTATTAATGACTTTAACGTATTTTATAAGGGATATGATTTATATGTGAATTACACCGACAAAGAAATACAGAAGAGTGTTAATGAAGGTATGAAAGTTTATAACTTTGATGATTCTAATTTTAATGCAACACAAAATAACACAACACTTAATTTTCAAACTTGGTCAGTAATTCTACCAGATAATATTGAAGACCCAACTACGAGTAGTGAACCCTGTGAGGTACCACCATCAATTGCGGTTACAGGACCAAAATATTTTGTTGTTCCATCATTTGGTTCAGTTTTGGCAAATCAAGCCGAATTAAATTGCGTTTCAAATGGAGCAACCAAAGTTGATTTAACAAATAACGAATCTATGTATAATGGTTCTGTTAGATTATTGTGGTCAACACCAAACTATGGTTATTTCGATGCCAATCAAGTTGTAAAACCACAACCTGATTCATATGTTAATAAAATATTACCAAACACATCAAGTCAAGCTCCATTCACATTATTATCGAGTGATGAATATAGTAAAATAGAGGAAATCTTTTCTGTATTTGATAGAAGTATTTTAGATAAATTGGAACAAGAGTTTTTAAACTTTTGTAAACCTATTGCGGATATTGATTTAGGTCCACAAGTTCAAGTAGCAATTGGTGTTTCACCTGTTGATATTAACGCTGTTTATAAAAACTTCCAATATCTTTTTAGAAGTTTGATGAGTGTTACGACAAAACAATCAACAACAACAAACGAGGAATATTTTAATGTGTTAGCTGAAAATCAATTAGGAGTCTTTACTAATACGATGAAGTCTTTCTTAGAGTATGATGTTCTATTAAAGTATGGTAATCCTGCAAACTATAAAAGAAGAATATTTAATTCGTTTTTATCACAAAATTTAACAACACCAACTGTTGTTGACCCAATTCAATTTGACCCTTATGTTTTTAATACATTACCTGGTGGAGGAACAATAACTTTAGAACAATCTAAATTATCTTATCCACAACAATGGGCAACATTAGAAACTGAAGTCGGATTTTCAACAATTCAAAATTTAATTTATAGTGATAGTGGTTCGTACATAACTGATTTCTTTATTGATAATAATATTGGATTCAATACCCAAAATATTACATTATGTGCTCCTTTAGTTAAGATGTATGCCACACAAAAATTATATTCTCCAAGTATAACAAGTGATGGGTTTAAACAAACAATTCAAAGTTATTTACAACAAACTGCAAATTTTCAAAACGATTTATTGAATACATTACTAACACAAGTAAGAGATAAATTACCTAATCAAGACCAATTACCTGAAAAAACAATTAAGAGTGTTATTGATGGACAACAAAGTAAAGTTGAGAATTATGAAGTCTTTAAAGCATTAAATGATAAGTGGATTGCGGGTTCTGATTATAAAAGTAAAACATTATTTGAGGACTTTATGTTTTTAGATAGAGCATCAAGAAATATTGGGGATACTATTATTATTGATATTTTTGCTCTTAGAGACGCTTTTGGTGATGTAGAAAATAACAAAGCGTTGAATTTACGTATGAGTGTTTTTACTTTTTTAAGTAGTATGTTGATTAACAATAAGTTTAATGTTATGCCATTACCTTCTTATGTTAACTTTTATAATATTCAAGAAGTTGATGGTACAACAATATCACAAAACAAAGAAGGTTCGTTAAAGTTTGCGGATAATATGTGGGGAACATTTTTAGATGTTGACTATAGAAAATCAACACCAAAAATGGTTTGTTTTTATACTGGCCTTCCATCACAATATTTGGATTTACCTGAGGGTAATTCTAGATATAGAGATGATGCGTTTGAGATGAGACGAGCTTCAGATAATCCGTTAATGGAAGATTGGCAAAATAAAAGCGATTATGCGTTGTCAAATAGGTGTGTTGGATTTAATGTTGATTTGGGTATTAGAAATCAAAATATATTTTATTCATTTAACGTTTCAATGGATAGTGGTAAAGCAACTTCAGAGTCGATATTGGCTGAATTAGATATGAGCAACCAAGCTAATGGAAGAAATAGTACAACTCAAAATGTTGGCATTTATAATTACTACAAACAAAGAAGTTATACTTGTCAAGTTGTTTCAATGGGAAATGCGTTAATTCAACCAACAATGTATTTTAATTTAAGACACGTTCCATTGTTTAATGGACCTTATTTAATTACAGAAGTTAAACATACGGTACAACCTGGTATATTCCAAACTAGTTTTTCGGGTATCAGACAAGGAATTTATGATTTGCCTGCGATTGATAATTATTTACAAAGTGTTAATCAAAATTTATTAACACAAATTGAGTCATTATTAAAAGTTAAAAAAGACAGTACGGTTAGTGAAAGGATTACTGAAATTAATAAAGCTGCTCAAATACAACAAACAGGAAATAATGTTGCTGCTGCAACAAATAGTTGTATTAATGGTTTGGTTCCTGCTTATATCAGTTATGGTGATTTTGTAACAACATTAGGTACATCATTAAATCCAACACAATTAGTGGATGCGATTAAAGCAAAGACATCAAACCCTAGATTACAACTTTTAATCTATATGATTTGTTATGTTAAAACATTCAAAGGGAAAACATTTAATGGTTATAATAATAATTACGCCATAATAGAATTAACTAAAGATTATTATAGTAGAAGTGATTATTTTGTTCCTGGAAAAAGTGCCTGTGTTGACGTTCAAAAATTAAACGGTAAAGTTTCTAAACCTATTGCAATTTTTGAATCAATTGATAAGTTTCTTGATTTTATGATTTCATCATTAACAACTGATATTGATAGAATTTATGGTGATACTGGATTAGGTATTACTAAATATTATGCTTGTTATTGGTCTAACCCTAGTGTTACGGAAGAGTATTTTGATTCAAAAGAAGTGAGTGAGTTTACACAATTAAGTAAAACATTCCAAGATGCATTTAAGAGTGCTGCGGATGCTAAATTAGATGCTTCTGCCACACAAGACCTAAGACTTTCAACTAAAAACACACTCACTCTTAATATAAATGTAAATGCTGGCGTAACTCCAGTTCCAAATAACTTGAATACTACACCATCATCAACACCTGTTTGTCCTATTCCAACAATAATTTCATTCTCACCATTAACGGGTACTAAACAAACAATATTAAGTATTGTTGGAACTGACTTAGAACTTACGACCGGAATAACTATTAATAATGTTACAACGACTGAGTTTACAATTAATGCTAGTACAAATTTAAATGTTATTGTGCCTTATAATAATAATGGGTTAACAAATCTTCAACAAAATCCAATAGTTATTAGAAGTATTAATGGTAATGTAATAAGTTCAAATCTTTTTACTTATAATCCATTGCAAACCGAACCACAACCACCAACATCAGTACCAGGTGTTCCTTTAAATGCCAACACACAACCACAACAAACAGGCCCATTAGTTATGAATGGGTCAATCACATATAATTCTAATGGTAGTACTAATTCGTTATTGGTTACAATTAACCCGGACGCGGGTCTTTGGGATATATTATCAGGTCAAACTGAATGGACTTGGAGAGCAATTAAAAAAGCGGAGGGACCAAACAATACAACATTTGATTTTGTCGTGGCTGAAGGAGAATTCTCAAATGACTTGGCATCTTATGTTAGTTCTAATAAACAATCATTTAGTGTTAATCGTACTGATATTTTAAATATTATAAAACAAACTATGAACGATGATGTTGAATTTAATCAGATATCGTCAGTTGAGTCAAAAATATCTTTATTGGCTTTATCGCCAAACTCATTTGCTGACCCCAACAATATAATACCTCCAGCGTTCCAATCATTTACATTCAACATTAACATAATTTAACACATAACCGATATATTTATATTAAAAAGATTTTTATGAGCTTAAAATCAACATTAGACAATTACTTAGGAAAATCAGTTAGATATTCTGAAGAAGATAACGGAGACGGAACTAAACAAGTATGTGATTTAGATACTGGTGACTGTTATACTGTAAGAGAAAGAGACGGCTTAATTGAAAGAGCTGGTCATATGACTACTGCTAATAGACAAGTTAGAGTAGAAACATCAAGAGGTGTTAAACAATTATTAAACGGATAATAATGGCAATAGATAAAAAAATATTAAACGAAATTGAAAGATACAGAAGTATCAATCGATATATTACAGAGCAAGCTGCTCCTGAACCTACAGAGTTAGATGCTTTAATGGCACCTGCTCCTGGTGAAATTGCTCCCCCGCCTGCTCCTGGTGGAGAAGTTGCGGCACCTGAAATGGCAGAACCTGCGGTTATCGATGTGGCTAATGACCCTGATGTTGAAAAGGTTGACGAAAAAGGTGAGACTGAAGAAAAAACTGAAACTGAAGAAAGTGGAAGTGAAGAACTTGATGTAACTGATTTGGTTGATTCTCAAAAAAATATTGAAAAAAAACAAGACGATTACTTTGAAAATTTATTTGGTCAAATAAATAAATTGGAATCAAGATTAGGTGAGATGGATGCGATTATGAATAAACTTAACGACCTTGAAACCAAGATTGAAAAGTATAGAGAAAAAACCCCTCAAGAAAAATTGGAGTTAAGAACCTATGATTCATATCCATTTAATCAAAAACTTTCAGATTTCTTTGATGATAAGAAAGAAGATATGGAAAAGACGGGAAAAAATGATTATGTTTTAACTCCTGACCAAGTAACGGATATTAATGTGAATGATATTAAAGGTTCATTCCAACCGTCAAGTAATCCTGATAATAATATGAGATAATCTCGTATTGTATTGGTATTAAATAATTTAAAAGGTCTTGTAATAAAGACCTTTTTTTATTTGACAAAGTGATAAACTTGGCTTATATTTATAGAACACAATTTAAAAATTATACATATGATGAGTTCATTAGACGCCGTATTGGCACAGTACGAAAAATCACAACAAGGTGGGGGCGGAGCCCAAGGTAAAATGTCACAAGACGAAAGAATGAAAAAGTATTTCGCTTGTATCCTTTCTGACAAAGAGAAATCAGGACAACGTAGAATACGTATTCTACCAACACCAGATGGTTCTTCACCATTCAAAGAAGCATGGTACCACGAAATTCAAGTTGGTGGACAATGGAACAAATTCTTTGACCCAGGAAAAAATGACAACGAACGTTCACCTTTGAATGAGGTTTACGAAGAGTTGATGTCTACGGGTAAAGAATCTGACAAAGAATTAGCAAAACAATACAAGTCTCGTAAGTTTTACATCGTTAAAGTTATCGACCGTGATAACGAAGCTGATGGTGTTAAATTTTGGAGATTTAAACACAACTACAAGAATGATGGTATCTTAGATAAAATCATTCCGATTTGGAGAAACAAAGGTGATATCACTGACCCTGAAAAAGGACGTGACCTTATTATCGAATTAAGTAAATCTAAAACACCAGCAGGTAAAGAATACACAAGTATTTCTACAATCATGTATGATGACCCAACTCCTGTTCATGAAGACAAAGTTCAAGCTAACGCTTGGATTAATGACGAGATGACTTGGTTGGATGTATATTCTAAAAAACCTGTTGATTATCTTGAAGCAATCGCTCGTGGTGAAACACCAAAATGGGATTCAGATAAGGGTGGATATGTTTATGAAAATTCATCTCAAGAAACAACTACTATCGGTGGTAAAAAATCGGCAGAAAAAGTTGAAGAAGTTGACCCACAAGCTGACGCTGAGGTTGATACAGAATTACCTTTCTAATAAACAAAACACATCATGTATGGTATCTTGTATGGTACCATACATGATTTAATTTATATCACACATGGCAATTAAAAAGAACGATTTCAGTTCAGTTAAAAAGAAGTTTTCCACTTCTGCAAAATATAAACCACAAAGATTTTTTGACTTAGGTTCTGATTTCTTGGATGCTGTTGGATTACCTGGTCCGGCTATTGGACATTTGAATATGTTCTTGGGTCACTCTGATACGGGAAAAACAACTGCTTTGGTTAAAACTGCGGTGGATGCTCAGAAAAAAGGTATATTACCTGTGTTTATTATTACGGAACAGAAATGGTCTTTTGAACACGCAAAACTTATGGGTTTTGATTGTGAAGAGGTTGTTGATGAAACAACGGGTGAAGTTGATTGGGATGGATTTTATATCTTCAACAACAACTTTAACTACATCGAACAAATTACAGATTATATCAATTCATTATTGGATGCACAAGAAAAAGGTGAATTAGATTATAGTTTATTATTCTTATGGGATTCTGTTGGTTCAGTTCCTTGTAAGATGACGTTCGAAGGTAAAGGTGGAAAGCAACACAACGCATCAACACTTGCCGACAAAATTGGTATGGGTATTAACCAACGTATTTCAGGTTCACGTAAAGCGGATTCAAAATTTGAGAACACATTGGTTATCGTTAATCAACCTTGGGTTGAATTACCTGATAATCCTTTTGGTCAACCAAAAATTAAAGCAAAAGGTGGTGAAGCAATTTGGTTAAACTCATCTTTGGTATTCTTATTTGGAAATCAAAAGGGAGCGGGAACAACAAAGATGAGTTTAACCAAATTGCTTC